ATCCAAAGATTGTCCCAGAGTTATAGCAGGAGCATTAGATGTATTTGCTCTAAAATCTCTAAATTGTTTTCTGTTTTTAGGGAACCCAATTGCTGTCATCCATTCATGAATTGATTGATAATTCTCTAAATATTCATCAACAATAAATGTTATTGACAAATTGTCATATGTCAACTTATCTCCCATCATAGGAATGTCCTTAAATGGTGTGGGAAACATAGCATCTCCCATATTAATTGCTGGAATGTTAGCACCTACAGTAAAGAACTCTACTTTTGGTAATTGGTTTATACCAAATTTGAATTGTGTAGGACTTGCATAATCCAACTTTGTTGGTTGTCTATCTATTGCTTTAATTGCCATACTTCTATTTATAATAAAAAAAGGGAGGTCTTTAGACCCCCCTTACTCTATTATTTTTGATTTACGAACTCATATAGCTGTTTTGCAACTACAATTATATCTTGAGCAGAAATTTCATCTGCTGGCGGGGCCAACTTATTTTCTGGGTGAATATTATTGTGTTCGAAAAGACTGTCTCGGCGTCTATCAACATTATCTGTTAATATAGATTGTGCTTGACCTAATAGGTCAGCTCGGATTTCAAATCCTGATTTTGATTCTGTCATAGTAATCTCCTGTGTGTCTGTGTGTGTATGTAATCTAAATTGATTACCTATTATATAGTAGGCAAAAAAAGAGAGGTCCAAAGACCTCTCTAGTTTCACTTGGGTAGTTCCTTATTTTACATAAGGTTAGTAACTTTAACCCGACGATACCAAGCATTGGTATTTGCATCGAGTGACGCATCGGTGTTAACCGTATCACCAGCAGCGACTGCACTAGCAGCGGCAAATGGGTTTGCGGCCAGACCATAACGGGTCTTAAATCCGATTTTCGGTTGAAAGGAATTCTCACCAACCGCACGAACCATCTGAAGAGGAACGTATGGGCAGTAGAAAAATCCTGCATCATAAGGTGATGTACCTTTATATCCAATAACATAGTACTGTGAAGCAGCTACGTTAGCAGAATACGGATCAACATAAACCTTGAAACGACCATTCATCGTACCAGCAAAGGTAGTAGAAGTGTCATCAACATTTAGGCTGTTATTAAGAGCAGGAGTATAATCAAGAACACCAGCCATCTGAAGAGCGGACGCAACGTCTGCTGAACAAATGATCATGTTTCCTTTACCCCTACGAGTTTGCTGACCGATAGCATTGGCATCACGTTCAATGGCAAACATTAAACCTTTGAACTTCTCAACTGACCAACGACCATTTGAGTCGGTGTCAAGATCGAAAATACCAGCAGTAGTCGTATTGACCTGTGCTCCAGCAACAGCTGTTACATACAAAGATCGAACTACTTCACGATTGATTTCAGCAAGAATTTCAGAACTAAGAATATTAGCAAGTTCTGTTTCTGCGTCTAGACCGTGAATTGCTTTCAAGTCTTGGGCAAGTTCCATCGTATACTCTGCTTTTAGAGCACGTGAAACTGCGGTTACGGTTGACTTCTCTATGCTAAATGCCATTTGAGCAAAAGCATTAGAACCACTGTCACCTAATGCTTCCGACTGAGCTAAAGTCATACCAGTAGCACTTGTGTAAGTACCAGCAGAAGGACTGTCGTTCAATACGGCAGGATTGGTTTCAGTAGCACCGACATCTCCACCACCAATAGTGCCAGCGGCATTTTGGTTAGAAATATCAGGGAAAGATTCGTCCATAAGTGCTTCTGCACCGTCTTGAGAGATAAACGAAGAGCGCATAGCAAAGATAAGACCAGTTGGTCCTGTCATTGGTTGTACACCGCATACGTCATATGCAATCAGGTTAGGCATCGCACGACGAACCAAAGAAATCAAAATTGGGTCCCAGGTGTCCATTTGTCCACCTGACATAGCATTAACAGGAGCAACCTCAGTAAGATACTGAGCATCTTCTCTCAATGCTTTTTCTTGGTTTTCGAGGATAAGAGTGGTAACGGCCCGTTTATAAGAATCCTCGATCTTAGGTAGATCGGGGTGTTCTAGCACTGGCTGCCACTTTTCCTGTAGATGTTCTGTTTGAAACATAGTTGTTTCTCCTTTATTTTTTGTTACATCTATTTATAAAATTATTAACTAGCACGTGCCTTGTTACGAGAGATAGCAGTCATATAAGACTTCATTGCACCACTCGTATCAACATCTTGTGCGGAGCCATCAGCTTCATCATCTGAATCACTCTTTGGATGAACTTTCGGAAAATAATTTTCCTTCAGTGTGTTGAGTTTTTCTTTGAAAGACTCCTCATCACTAAAATCTACATCCTGAGTAAGTGATTTAAACTTTTCAACTTCAGTGTCGGCTAAGTCCTCGGAAACCTCAGATATAACCTGTTCACGAACCAGTTCACTATTTGACTCTTTAATTTCGACATTCTTTTGAATCTCGGAATTTAGTTTGCCTTCTAGTTCGGAAATTTTATCAGATTGTGCTTCCAAAACGTCATACTTTTCGTCTGGAACATCAATGTAATGATCTTCAAATAATTGCTGTAGACCAGAAATAAAGTCTTCTGCGATCTCACCCTTGAGTCCTCTTTCAATGGCAAGTTCGTTTTCTTTAATCCACTCTTCAACAACATAGTTGAGATACGTGTCTACTTTCTCAGACAATTCATCTTTAAAAGTATCCATTTCTGTTTCTTTTTCAGTAGCAACTTCATCATGGATACGTTCTACTTCAGCACGTACCTTAGATTTAACAGCTGCTTCGAAGATGGTTGCAGCTTTCTCTTTAAACTCTTCGGAAAGAGAATCGTCGGCATTTACTAAGGCATTGACATCTTCTTTTACGTCAATATCTTTAATGCGTTTTTCGATTGCTTCTTTCTTTGCAGCTTCGAGTGCTTCTTCATCATCGTCTTCATCTTCATCCTCTTCTTGCTCGGCAAGACTAGTCTGATATGCTTTTAACATCTCTTTAACTTCTGTTGCTTTCATACCAGCAAAAAATTCGAGATGTTGATCTTTAGTTCTCGGTCCTTCAGAAAGTTCTTCACCCTCATGGTCAGTTTCGTCACCAGCAGCGAGTTTACGTGGCAATGCGCCAACTTTTCCCTTATCGGGAACTCCACCACTAGTAGCAACCTTGCCTTTACTCTTTTCAGCAGGATCTTCACCTTTCTGTTGGGCATCTCCACCAATTTCCTTCGCCGCAGCGTGGACTTTCTTGGCAGGAGCCTCGGATTGTTCGGGATCAACTACTGGTTTCCCAGTATCTTGACGTTCTCCCTCGATTTTAGAACCTTTTTCGGCGGGCATTGAACCTTTCTTGGGTTTCATTGCATCTGAATTTGCTTTTGCTTCATCAAGCTCATCGGATGCCTCCTCAAGTTCGGCAATTACCTCTGCTTCAAGTTCCTCAATCGTCTGGTCCAGTTCATCGTTTGGATTTGACATACGGATTTCTCCTTCGTTTTTGTCTTAGTTATTTATTTATAAATTATAACATTTTGAGGAATTTTGCGAACTCAAGTGCTTCTTGATTCGCTTGTCTTTGACGTTGTTTTACGTCAAATTTCTTTTTAACATCCGCAAGGTGTGCTTCAACAAGTGCTCCATTGGCCCAGACCCACTCTTTTCCTTCCATAACACCTTCTACGAAAGCATTAGGGGCAGATGGATCTGCTACAATATCTCCTGCGGTTGCTAAATAAAAATCATCTTTCACATAGTTTGCACCATTTCTCTGTTCCAAACTACCCATACCTCTAGAGGAAACACCTAATTTTGCACCCTCATCCATTAAGTTTTTAACTATAGTTCCCATAGGAGTAGACATAATCTTTGCTTCACCAACAAAATTTTTACCCTCTTGTTTTAAACTAGTAATCATGTGGGACACTCTTTCAAGATTAACTGTTGGTCCATCTGGATGACCCAACTCACCAAAAGCACGGTTTTCCTTAATAAAGGATTTGTCATATTTAGCAACTTCTTTCGCAAGAATTTCTTGAGGATATATGCGTCCATTTCGATTTTTTATGTCCGATTGCATAAATACACCACGAATTTTATAGTCCTTTTTACCACCTTCTTTTGCTTCTGTGATAAATTCTACATCATCTACTGCTTCTGATATAAGTTTTAACATTTTTCTAATCCCATATTTTATATTTAATTGGTTGTTTTTTCTTTGAGTTGAATATAAAATCCCTAATATGATGTTTCTTACGATCCACACCCTTCTGAGGAAATCCTATCCCCATCAAAAGAAGAGGTTTTTCATTCAAATCTGCAATCTCTTTGATTGCTTTTGCATCAAAACACTGGCAACATCCTGTTCTATATCCCATCAAAGAAGCAGTTAGATTTAAATATCCAGCGGCAATTCCTACTGCAACCTGTCTATCTCTCTCCAACTCCTTTAATTTTTTCTCATCCCATTTACCAGTTTTAATAAATGATAATGTCGCCGCATTTCGATGAACATCACCACTCAAATCTTCTGTAAAATCATAATTTTCAAACAATACTAAAAGATTTGCAAGTGTTTGAGGGTTTGTTTCAAACCCAACAGGATCACCCTTCTTCCTTTTAGTACTAAATCCTTCCGTATGTTCATGAATTTCTTCAATCACATCACGGTCTTGTATAAAATGCACTTTATAAAAAGCAATATTCTGTTTACTAGGACAGTTTGTAACTGCGTGTAACATCACATTCACATCGTCTTTAGGTATATTTTTACTCAAATTCCAATTACGTTGTGTATGTTGACTACGAATTACTGCCTTTTCAAGTTCTTTATGTGTATGCATATTATACATTACGTTATATTATCATAACCCGAAATTTTTCTAAACTTTAATACCGCATAACCATCAGATGCGGCGTTTGATACAAGAACATCACCATCTACACCTGTTCCAGCATTATTTGCGATAGATGGAAACCCGTCACTTCCTCCATAAGCACCACTCCCATTAAGGGAAAGTGCGATAATATTTGCATCGGCATTCCAAAGAATATCAGTTGTTGCCTCTACAGACCACCGAGCTGCCACTAATGACAATCTTGGATTAGTATCGGCACCAGCAAGTCCAGATGCATCTACAATAGATGCTCCACTATTAGTACTAGATGTAGTAATTTTCACTACATGTTCAAAGTCACTATCGACTAAAGTTTGTAATACGACTGCCATTTTTTGCTCCTATACCGACAACATTTCTTTTTCAAAGTAATTCATCAATTTCTTCTCAGGAACCTTGAATTTTTTTGACACTTCTACTATAGTTTTCTCGAAACTATTTAGGAAATCTGAGGGTTTAGCATCCATTTTTTTGAAAATTTGATCAACTGCATCTTTCATCCGAGGTGCCAATTTCTTGTATTGAACAGATTTTTTATGCTCATCTTTTTCAATTATAGAGGTATACATTTCAGAAAATCCTTCATTACGGTCATTCGTGCCTATTTTCTTATCTATTGCCTTTGCACCCTTTTCAATTTTTGATCCTGCTGTCTTTGCCATTTCAGACATCTTTGCTTTTATTTTTTTGCCTGTTTCTGTATCCCCTGCCTTCTTTGCTCCAGTATATGCAAGTGCAAGACCTAAACCAACAGGACCACCCATCCAAATTGGTAATCCACCAGTTGCAAGTCCTGCTCCTAATAAAGCCATACTTTTCACACCATCAGGGGAGTTTATTAAATCTGCAAATCCTGCCTTACCAGCAATACCATCTGCAATAAGAGATACGTCATAATCAGATTCAATATCACCAGAAAAACTCATTTTTAACCATTGATAGGTTGCTATACCAGCAACGGCGGCTCCTCCTACTCTTTTTAGAGCAGGATTTTTACTCATAAATTCATCAACTTTTATAACACCCTTTTCTAAATCTTTGAAGGCTGGAGTATCAGATATTACTGCACCACCTACATTCAATGCCTTACCAACACCTCTGGTCATTCCTTGTACAGTTTTAGCAGCGGCAGAAATTGAACCACCTAATGCTTTTACTGTATTAAATACACTTGGTTGTTTAAATGCTTTTACAACTGTTTTTGCATCTACACCTATACTTTTAGATACACTGCTTACATGATCCTTTAAATCCTTAAACGATTTAGATGTTTCAGAATCTCCCTCTTCTTTTTCTCTTTCTGCTTTTGCTTTGGCAGATTGAGGATGATCACTTAAATATTTTGATTGTTCCTTAGAACTGAGGTCTTTCCACCATTGTTGCTCATCTTCTTCTTCTGTAAGAAGATGAACTTCAACACGATCCAACATCTCACACCAAAGGCGATAAGACAGTTGTTCTTGAGGAAAAGATTTAAAAGGTTTAATCGTCATCCCCTTGCTCTTGATCCAACATATCCTGACGTTGCTGAACAAAAGTTTTTGCTACTTCTGTTCGTTTATCTTCTAAAGAAGTACCTACCTTTTGAAGCATGGCAGATTTAAACGCATCCCCTGCTTCTACATTATTTTCTTTATCAACTAAATCTACAAATTCTCTACTCATTTTTTCTTCCTTTTGTTCAATCCATTACGCACAATAAAACTCTTATCATGTTCTTCTTCCTCTGGTTCTTCAGGAGGTTCCTCTGGTTCTGGTTCTTCTGGTGGTGGTTGTTCATTTCCTTGCGAATCTACAGGCACTCTGGTAATACCATCACTATAATCATCCATATCCTGACCACCTTCATCTGGGTCCATTTCCTGCTCTTGTTTCATTTGCTTGAGCATATCTTCTACTTCACCATCATTAAATCGTAATACCTTCTTCCAAACATATTCTTTACTGAAGAATGTACCCATATATGATTGCATGGTATCAAGCATTTCTACACGTTCCCTTAGAAGTTCTGCTTCTTTTAGTTCAGTGAAATGTCCATCCTGTAAGAAATCATATTGTATATGTTCTTGCATCTCAGGCCAATCATCTAATGCGATTATGCCCTTTAATAACAATTGTGTTTTGAGAATATCAGTGAATAGTGGAACAAATTTCTTACGGATACGTTGTACAAACTTGGTAAATTTAAGTTCATCTCTGGTAATTTCTGTTGCTCTACCTAAAGAAAACCCACTTTCTGATTCTAAACGAGAGATTGGTACGTTAAGAGAACGATACAATTTCCTCTGAAAATATACTATATCTTCTATTTCACCTAGATTAGCACCGCCTGGGAGAGTAGTAATCTCTGTTCCTCTACCCCCTTCACGTCTTGGCAACCAGAAATCTTCAAGCATTGACATATGATTTCTATCATCTCGTATTTCTCCTGTAGTCGCATCATAAACTAACTTATTACGATAACGATTCATTACATCTTTAAGATATTGTTCTGCTTTTACTTTGGGAAGATTGCCGACATCGATGTAGAAAATTCTACGTTCTGGTGCTCTGGATATACGATAGATCACCAACGCATCCTCAATCATTCTCAATTGATTTACAGGTTTAATTGCCTTATTCAAATATGAT